CCTTTACCCTGGTCCCAGTTCCAAACTCAACATAAGGCGCGTAAGCTGCGCCAACCTCAACGCCTCCTGTTATTTGGTTTTTACTTACTTTAATTGGTGTTGATTGAATACTATTTTTTAGCGCTCCAGTATCGACCCTAACTTTGTTTGCCGCCTCGCTTTCAATCGCCAACATTGAATCCTCAACCTCCGCCCGTACATAGTCGGCAACGTCGTCCTCTAAGTTTTTTAAATACTTATAAAACGTATTGAGGCTTTGCTTATTAAATTCAATGCTTAGCATTTAGTCTCGTTGGGTTGCAATTAATTTAATCATGCGCTCGTATTCGTTCACGTCAATTATTTCGCTAATTACCAAAGTTTTGCCAGCGTAATTAATATGCATAGACTTGGTAATTGTAACCAAGGGATTGTCCCGAATAATTACCTGCCATTGGTTTTTAATAACCATTTGGTCCTCGCTATTTTGCCGCGATCCGCTAAGATTGGTAACCTTTGCCCAACAAGTGTAGGTAAGTGTTGGCTCGGAATAAAAACCTCCGTAACCATCGCCAAAAAGGCTTGGATTGTAAAACGAAATGCGCTCACGCAAATCGCCTGCTTTAAGTTCCTTATTAGTCCTCACGCGCCAAACCAATTATAAGTTTTATAAGGCATCAAAACTGCTTTGACACCTAAAGGCGATTCGATAGCCTGTAAATCGCTAAAATCCTCACGACGTTCGTAAAGCGTGTTAACCATCATTTTAACGGCTAGCTTAATGTCCTCGGGAACGGTTGTAAATCCAGCAACATAAACCATCTTAAACTTATAAGATTGGGCGCCGCCTATAATGTTAATCTTTGGAAATAATCCGACGTTTAGCTGGTAATTTAAAGTCGTCTCGACATTATTTTGGTCAAGAGTCACGACCTTTGTAACATCGCCAGCCGCAATCAAAGGACCATAAGGAATTTGCCATTGGTATGGAAATCCAAACGATTCAATTGTAACTGTTTTGCGAATAATTGCTTTGCCCATGTACGACTCGCAATGTAGGCGCGCCACTTTTATAAGGCTAGTAATTAAAGTGTCCTCGGAACTTCCGTCAATTCTTGCGTAATCTTTAGCCTCGGCCAATGTGATTGGCTCGGTAACTGGCGACACGTCTGCAAACTGGATGGAATAGCCTGTAAAACTGCCATTTCCTAAACTGTATAATAAATCACTCATTGTATGGTTTTTTTGCTTTGTCAACGATAAAGGTATAAAAATGCTCTAGTTCTTGTTCTTGGTATTTTAGCCGTTCGTCCGCAAGGTTGCGCATAATGTTTTGATGGAAATCGTAAAGGATTTCGTCGCTCATTAACTCTTCAATCTTTGCGGCCATGCCGTCTAAGTCGTCACGATCAAAGTATAAGCCAGCAGCGCCAAGACATTCCTTTAGTCCGTCCGTAGGCGTGCAAATAACTGGCAACCGATTAATGGCCGCCTCTAAACCAACGCGGCCGTAACTTTCGTAGGTACTTGGCACTAAAACAATGTTTGTTTTGCCATAAATTAAATGGACGTCAGGCGTTTGCGCCACATACTTTAAATTTTTTAATGTGTCGTCAATGATTTGCTCGCCGTAGCTACCAAGCACGCCAAGGAATTTAATTTTAGGTAATCGCCTGGCAAGTTCAATTAAAATCTGTCCGCCTTTATTTTCGTTGCAATTTATCAACGTCACATTTTGCCCATGCTTTCGGTTGTACTTCACATCCTCGGGAAAAATTGGCGGCTTGCAAACAATCGACGCGTTTGGGTAAGCGCCGTTTTGTACGTTTTTTTCGTTGGCTTTGTTGTTATAAACAACGTGAATGTTATGCTGCTTAAAACGGACATTTCTATAATCTGAATCGTTGTGGCTTAAAAAAATTAATTGCTTTTTAAATTGCCTCGACCAATTAATTGCAACTCCTGTATTGTCTAAATGCGTAAATATTACGCTTGCATTTTGTAAGGCTATAAAAAAGTCGTTTGAATAATAACCAGTAATAAACTTAATAAACGCAAACTTTTCGCCCTCGGGATAAATTTGGCTTTCAGGTAAAATGACCTCGACGTTGCATCCTTTTTCGTGGAAATATTTGGCGTAATGTTGAACTGTCCACTCGGCGCCCGAGTTATGAGTTCCAGCCCAGGCGTGTACAAAAAAAACGATATTCATGCTTTTTTATTTTTGATTCGTTGAAAGGTATTGATTTTTAGATAAATAAAAAAAGGCCGCCAATATTTGGCGACCCTTTTATAAACAAACACTTACTTTCCTTATGATGCGGAACCGTTAGCCAAAGCGGCTGCAAAGCTTCCGTAAACAATAGATTGAGAGGTGTAAACTGCCAAAGCAATTCTCTCCTCAACGCGTACAGTTACAAAGTTCTTAGTAACGTTGTCGGCATCTTGCTCAAAGAACTCAAGCGTAATGCCCTGACGAACGAACAACTGAGATCCAAGTGCAAAGTCACCAACGAAGAAATCACCAGCAACAACGCCATTGATTGCGTAAACTGGAACGCCCATAATAAACATTTGACCGCCTGTCATTGTAACATAAGATGGCAAAATGTAAGCTCCAGCGCTTTCCTTAGTAGATACTAGTTTCAAGTAATCCGTTGGGTTAATCATAATTGCGTTAGGAGCGTATTCGTTCTTAGTAGTTTGAACTACCGCAGCAGCCAAAACGTCAAATCTGTTAACAGTTGTTCCAAAATTAACAGTTGTCCAAGCTGAGCCATCGGTTGCGAAACCGTGCAAGTTTTGACCGCTTCCGCTTCCGTACAAAAGTTGGGTATCTTCAACGTTCAACAATTTGCTAGGCGCACGGCTAGAAAGGTAAGCAATCAAGCCTGGAGTATCGTCCAACATCTCTTTTGTCAATCTCATGAAAGTAGGGATTGTACGAATGCTACGATCTACCGCAGTCAAATCGAAATCAGATTGAGGCTTTGCAGAACCTTGCGCGGTTGGAGCCGCTGCGTTGTCGTAAGCTGACTCGCGTACGAAACGGATAAGGTTAGAGCTAGTCTGTCCAACTGGCAACAATTGACGAACGTTTACTTTTCTGTTTGGAGTAAACTTTAAATCAGGAACGCGATCCGCTGGGATAACTTCGCCACTATAAGCATTTCCAACCGTCATGTCAGCGCCTTTTAATTCAAGGTCTAACTTTACTTTATTAGCGTTTCCGCTTTTGTAGTTTCCGAATGCGTCAGAGTTAAACGCTTTCTCTAGTTCGCTAGAAAAAGAATAACCTTTTTGAGCGCTTGCGAAACCAGCTTGCGTTCTTGCATCCACTTGGTCTAACTGGCTTTGTAGCGCAGTTGCCTTTTCGTTTAGCTTAGCGGTTTCGGCAGAAAGATTTTTTCTGAACTCTTCGCCAGCTTCTTTCATTGACTTTACGTCGGAAATCAACGCCTCGTTGCCTTCCAATTTTGCCAATACTGAATCTAGTTGTTTAGTAATTGCTTCCATTTTTTTTTAGATAAATTTTTTAAGTTTCGGTATATATTCAAATTCCAAGGCCATTGCTAAGCTCGGGTCTTGCTCGATTACGAATTGAGTTGCCTCGGATTCCACGGCCAAAACTGATTTTAATTGCAAGTCCTTTAAATGTTCTTCAATCTGTTTTAAACAAATTTCAAGTTGTAACATTGTTTCGTCGGTAACGTCTCCCTTTCTTAAAATGTTGCCAAACTTAACAATCATTTCCTCGCTCTTTGGTAAATCCCAGCCTTTCATTGATTCAATTGGCGTGCTTGGATTGGCTCCCCAGGTAACAGTTGATCCCTCCCAAAGTTTAATCTCTCTTATTTCTCGATAACCAGCCTTATTGTCGCTCTTTACAATTTCAAACCCTACGGAATGCTCATTAAAAACGCCCTCTTTGTAAAGCTTTATTACGTCTTTGCCGTAGCTGGTTTCGGTAATCTTTGAAGTAAAACGCAAGCCTTTAGCGTCCTCCATTAACTCCATAGGCTTTGCCAATGGCATTAAAGGATTGTGCTGGAGCAAGTGCATGATTCGATTGCGGCCTTGCGGTCCGTTTTCGGCAACTGTCTTTTTGTAAGCGCCTGAAACGATAACGTCGCCGTCGGAATCAATATTGTTAAACGCGGAAAAATATCCCGTTACGATTCCTTTAACGTCGTCGACGTCTTCAATTATCCCCTCGCTTAAATTCTTGTAAATCATTGCGTCTTTTTTTGTAAAAATAAAAAGGTTAAAAAAAAATGCAAACCTATAAAATTATTGATTTACAAAATGCAAGGCTTTTGCCTCGCTATCTTCAAAGATACTTGTATAATTCTTATAACCGCCTTCAATGTCGCTTTCGCTTGGTCGTTGATAAGACAAAAAATGCACGCAAATATAAGAGTTACCTTTGGGATGGACTATTGTCCTAAAATATTCGTCAATTGGTATGGTTAAATCTAGTTCGGCCATTTCCTTTGCAAAGCGATACGAGTACAAAATCCCATGAGTTGTCCACGATCCATAAGTGCGGACCAATTGATTGCTTACGCGCTCAAGTCTTGAATCTTTTATATTTGCGCCTAGCATTAACATATCCCAGTCAGCTGGCAAGTCATTGATTGCATTTTGTAAACTGGTCGCCCAACCCCTGTAAGTCGCGTCGTCCTCAAAAATTAAAACGTCGCCCTCGCATTCTTGAAAAATCTTTTTAAAAGTTTGCCATAATCCAAGCCAACCCCAATCGTTTTTTATTGCGCTTACTCTTTTTAAATTAAAATGCGGCGCCAACTCTTGCATTGACGCGCGCCATTTGTCTTTGCGGTTATCTAAGTTAATAACGTAGGCAATCATTTACGCATAGGTAAGCCGTCGGCGTCTCGCATAATTCTAAATACAACCTTGCATCGGCAATTACATATTTGGTCAGCTCCAGCACCTTGGGAGCCGTCGCCTGGTTGTCGCATATCATTACCGCCGACAATAAAGTTTTGGTTAAAAGGAATCCAAGGCTTTGCCCTCATTTCTGCATGGTCAGGACGCGTG